ATGCCAGCAACCTACGTTACCGCCGCGACTTTAAAAGCATCGTTGGGCGTTGGCACCTTGTACGACTCTTACACCTGGATCGAGGACACCTGCCAGGCAGCTCAGGATTTAATTAACGGCTTTTTGTGGTTTGATACCGCACCTGTTGTTGGCACAGCTTTAGTTAGTAACGTAGCTACGGTTATGGTTGCTAACCCAGGCATTTTTACAACGGGCGAAAGCATAACCTTGAGTGGATGCGGCTCAACCTTTAACGGTACTTATACGATCACAGGTACAATACCTTTTAGCACCGGCACGGGTAATATTTTGCCAGCGTTTAACTTAAACCTAAACTATTGGCAAAACCCACAGGGCTACAGCTTTGTGCAATTTGCCAGAACAGCTGCCAATCAAAACTTTAGGCGTGTATTGCCTTATGGCACAGCCACAGGTGATGATACGAAAACAACTACTTATGCCAATACGCCTGCAATTAACGCAGCTGCGCTTATGCTAGCTGAGAATATTTGGACAAGCCGGTTTAGTACACAAAACGGCGGTACAAGCGTGGACGGCTATAGCCCTAGCCCGTTTAAAATGTCAAATACACTTATGGCGTCTATACGCGGGCTTTTGGCGCCGTATTTATCACCCGCGGCTATGGTGGGATGATGCCAGCCGCTATTACTACGCTGCGCACAACAATTGCCACAGCCCTTACAAATGCCGGTGTATGGTCAACTTTTGCTTATCCGCCTAGCACGATATTGGCTAACAGCGTTGTAGTAGCGCCAGCTGATCCTTACATAACACCGAGTAATAATTCGTATGCCAGCGTTTCGCCTATGGCAAACTTTAAAATTATTATGACGGTGCCTATGTTTTCAAATGAGGGCAATTTACAAGGAATTGAGGACACAATAGTAGCTGTGTTTAATAAACTGGCTGCTAGCTCAATTGTATTTAATGTTACCGCTGTATCTGCGCCAAATGTTTTGAGCGTAGCTAGTGGTGATTTGTTAACCGCTGATCTACAAATATCCATACTAACGAGCTGGAGTTAAAAAATGGCCTGGAGCGAGGAAGACTTAGCCTTTTTCAAAAGAATTGGGCAAGAAGTACCAAAAGAAAACTCAGAAACAGAAACAAAAGAAACTACAAAAAAGAAAGATGAGGAATAGGCCGTGGCCATATTTTTATCAAATGGTGTGGTGGTAACGCTTAATAGCGTTGTACTAACAACCGTAACGACAAGCGCTACAATCAACCGTAGCTTTGATGAACTTGAAGTAACAGCTATGGGTGATACAGCTCATAAGTTTGTTAAAGGACTTGAAGCCAGCACTATTACTTTAGACTTTCTAAATGATGATGCAGCCTCAGGTGCAGGATCAGTACGCGCTGCCTTGCAGGCTGCCTGGGGTACAACCGTACCACTAACGCTAAAGCAAACAAGCGCGGTAGTTTCAACAACTAACCCGCTATACAGCACTACAGTTTTGGTTAATAACACAACTGACATTAACGGCGCTGTAGGCGATGAGTCAACACAAAGCATTACGTTTACCTGCAACTCACCAATCGTAATTACAACAACACCATAACTAAAAAGACAAGGGGCTAACAATGGCAAAGCTTAAAATAACAAGGGTTGACGGTACGGTATCTGAGCATCAGATAACGCCCCGTATTGAGTATGCCTTTGAGTTATATGCAAAAAAAGGTTTTCATAAAGCCTTTAGAGATGATGAAAAGCAAACGGACGTGTACTTTTTAGCTCACGAGTGCCTTAGGGCTAGTGGGGTTGAGGTGCCTGTTTTTGGAGCGTTATTCTTAGATACCTTAGCTAAGGTTGAGGTATTGGATGATGACCCTTCGCAATAGTGGGGCGCGGTAATTTTGGTTACCTCATAGCGCAGCTAGCCGTAGAAACGGGTATCGCGCCCCAGTATTTGCTAGACCTAGATGACGTAATGCTACGTAATATGCTTAAAGTTTTGCAGGATAGAGCAAAGGAGCTACAAAATGCCAGTAGAGCTAGAGGGGGCCGTACAGCTTCGTCTCGCACTTAAACGCTTTGCCCCTGATCTATCTAAGCAAACGCAAATTGAAATGGGTGCCGTTTTAAAAACTGTAACCTCAGTTGCACGCGGCTTTGTGCCTAGTGACGGGCAGGTATTATCAGGCTGGACTAAAAATCTATCGGGTGCAGAAAACTTAGTTTATAGACCTTTTCCAAAGTTTAACTCAGTACAAGCTAAGGCTGGCATTACTTATAGCACAAGCCCTTCAAAGCCCAATAGAAACGGTTTTGTAGCTTTGGCTCGTATTCTTAATAAGTCAGCTGGCGGTGCTATCTATGAGACAGCTGGCCGTAAAAACAAAGACGGGCAACCTAATTATGAGCGCAAAGGTCTTGTTTACCGTACCGGTAGTAATGGCCCTGGCGATTTTCAAATTAACTATTATTTGCCGCCGGCTGGCGGTGACCGTAAGGGTTATAACAATTCAGCTAACCCTAAGGCGGGCAAACAATTTATTGACAACCTTAACTCAACAGGCCAGCTAGTTAACGCACGGCCTAAAGGTATGGTTGGCCGCCCTACGACAAAAGAAACAGGCCGTTTAATTTACCGTGCCTGGGCTGAGGATAACGGCAGGGCTAACGCGGCTATTATTAAAGCTTTAGAAACCTCAGCGGCTAATTTTTATGAACTAACAAAGAGGGCAGCATAATGGCCACCGATCTAGTAATAAATATTGCCAGCCAGTTTTTAGGTAAAAAGTCTTTTGCTGATGCTGACAAAGCTACCAAAAAACTTACCGGTAGCGTAAAAAACTTAGGTCGCACGTTAGGGGTAACCCTGAGCGCAGCTGCCGTTTTGGCTTATGGCAAAGCCTCAGTTAAGGCAGCTAGTGAGGATATTAAAGCTCAAAGGTTATTAGCTAACACTTTAAAAAACGTTGGTCTTGCTTATGCAGCCGTTGATGCTGAAAGCTTTATATCTAAAATGCAAAGCCAAACAGGCGTACTTGATGACCAATTACGCCCAGCCTTTGCACAACTTGCAGGTGTTACCGGATCAGTAGCCAAAACTGAAAAGCTTTTATCTTTAGCTTTTGACGTTTCCAGCGGTTCAACCCTTGATTACGCCTCTAGTGTTGATGTGCTAGCCCAGGCTTATGTTGGCAATAAAAAAGCATTAAAACAATTAGATTTAGGCTATACACAAACTGAGTTAGCGGCTATGTCGTTTGACCAAATACAGCAAATTATTACTGACCGTTTTGCTGGATCAGGTAAAGCTGCCCTGGATACTTACATAGGACAAATGAGCCTTTTGGCTGTGGCAACAAACAACGCTAAAGAGATTATTGGCACTAGCCTTTTAGGTGCTATTGACTCGGTAGGCGGTAGTGACGGCATAGACAACTTAGGCAAAGATATTGAAAACGCCGCTAAGTCACTAGCTAATTTTATTGACAGTATCGTTTACCTTAAAGAGCAAATAGCGACTATCCCAGGGGCAGGCATAGTCAAGGGCGTTTTTGGTGCGGTAGGCAACGTATTAGGCCGCTTTAGCCCACAGCGTGCGGCTGAGCTATTAAAAGAGATTAAAGGCCCACAGCCGTTTAGCCAGCCTATGAGTTTGGCCAATCAAGACACAGGCCGCGCAGCTTTAGCCGCTAGTAAAAAGGCTGAGCTAGATGCGATTAAGCGTAATAAAGAGCTTGCTAAATTGGCTAACGCCCAGGCTAAAAGCGCAGCTGCGACAGCTAAGGCAAAGAAAGAGCAGGCGGCCCTTGATAAGGCTGCCCTGGCTTTAGGTAAAGGCCAGGATGTATTCAACCTTGATGCTATTCAAATACAAGCTGCCTTGCTGGCTAAACAAGATGAGATTAACAAGCTAGGTGTATCGGCTAGCAGTCAGCAACGTTTGCAGCTAGCAAATGACCTTGTACGACTAACAATTAAGCAAGATATGTTGGCGCTAGAGGATGCAATAGCCAACAAGGATGTAGCTGCGGCAACGCGCCTAGCCGAAAAATTAAACAAAGATTTGCAGATTTTGGGCACATTACAAAACCAAAGCCTAAAATTAACTGATATTAAAAATATCCTTGATGCTTTTAAACCTAAAGAGCTTATTGACCAAAACAACCTTAATATGGCTTTAAAGAAAATAGAGGATATGCTTAGGTTGCTAGGTGTGGCTAATGCGCAATCTTTGAGCAAGCCAGCTACAAGCGGATCACTAGGCTCAGGCATCCCTGTAGGAGATTACGTAGAACCTATAAGCAAAGATGTGGCGGCAAAAGCCTCGGTATCAGCGATTTTAGAATATGCGGATGCAGCTACCGCACGAGCTAATGCTTTTGCAGATTTGCTAGACCAACAAAATGCAGCTGATGAGGCTGCCTTGCAGCTGTATATGGCTAAGTTAGGTATGACTACCGACACGAGCGGGGCGCTGCAATCCTTTAGGAGTGCTGAGTCAGCTAGCAAAGTAACTGTAGAGGTTATAGATAGGACAAGCGGGCTTATTGAGGTTGTACAAAACGCCGTACAACAAAACAATAGGTTTGGTAATAACCTCAGTTATGCAGGGGCTATATGACCGTACCCGTAATTAACGCTGTTATTAACTTTAGTACTGGGCCCGCTTTTGCTCAAAGTTTTATAATTGGTAGTGGCATTTTTGGTACCAACGTATTAGGAGATAGCACAGCTGTAATTGTTGATGTTTCTGATGTCGTTGACAGTATCCAAACGACTAGAGGCCGCAACGCTCAAGCTGATCAGTTTCAAACAGGCACTCTTACTATGCGTATTGTTGACCAAAACGGAGACTTTAACCCGCAAAACCCTAGCTCACCGTATTACAACCTACTAACCCCCATGCGTAAGGTACAAATTACCGCTACCTATGGGGCAACTACCTATCCTATGTTTTCAGGCTTTATTACAAGCTACACAACCACTACCCCAAGAAATGCTAATGATGTTGTTTACACAACTATCACAGCTGTTGATGCATTTAGGCTTGCACAAAATGCTCAAATAAGCACGGTAGCAGGAGCTAGTGCAGGTGATTTGTCAGGCACTCGTATAAATCAGATTTTGGATGCTATCTCTTGGCCTAACTCTATGCGTGATATAGATACAGGGCTGACTACTATGCAGGCAGACCCAGGCACGGCACGTACAAGCCTTGCAGCTATGCAAACTGTGGAAACAAGCGAGTACGGGGCTTTATATGTTGATGCAGCTGGTTCATTTGTTTTCCAGGATCGTGCCGTAACCGTAGGTAGTATTGGCGGTACACCAACCGTTTTCAATGATAACGGCACAGACATAGGTTATTTTGACGCCGTTTGGCGCCTTGATGATACTTTGGTTTATAACAGCGCCAGTATTACTCGAACAGGTGGTACGACACAAACCGCCACAAACGCGGCTAGTGTAATTAAGTACTTTAATCACAGCTACAATCAACAAAACCTACTTATGCAAACCGATGCGGTAGCCCTGGACTATGCGCGTGCTTACGTAGCCTCTAGGGCTGAAACCTCTATACGCTGTGATGCTATTAAGCTAGATTTATACACAGATAATTACACAGCTGGCACGGTTGCAGCTCTTGATCTTGATTATTTCGACCCAATTACTATTACAACAAACCAGCCTGGGGGTTCAACCCTCACCAAAACTTTGCAGGTGTTTGGTGTCGCTCATAGCGTTACGCCTAATAGCTGGAAAACCACCCTCACGACACTAGAGCCAATTATTGACGGTTTTATTATAGGCAGCAACCTATACGGTATTCTTGGCATTAGCGTTTTATCTTACTAAGGAGTACGAAAATGGCAACAGGATTTCCAGCGGCCACGGGCGATGTTATGACCGCGGCAATGTTTAACGGATTAGTGGCTTTTACGGTCAATGCTGATGCCACAAATGATTACACGGCTGTTTTAACAGACCAATACCAAACTCTTGTGCCTATGAATAAGGCCACAGCTGTAGCTTTTAAAATACCTACTAACGCTTCAGTAGCTTTTGCCGTAGGTACTGTAATTTCAATTTTAAACAAAGGTGCAGGCACTTGCACTATTTCAGCGGTCACGCCAGGTACAACTACGGTTTTAAGCGCTGGGGCAACAGCGGCATCTCCGACCCTTGTTCAATATAAAAGTGCAGCTTGCATTAAAACAGCGACAGACACTTGGTATGTAGTAGGAGCAATTGCATAATGCTTAACACAATTACTTCCATTTTTAGCCCACCAGGGCCACCAACTTTTTTTGTGGATTACTTAGTCGTAGCTGGTGCTGGCGGCGGCGGTGGTAAAAACACAGGCGGCGGTGGTGGCGCGGGTGGTTATCGTGCTGCATCATCTTTTAGTGTAACTGCAACAATAAATTACACAGTAACAGTTGGCGCAGGCGGTGCGGGTGGTACATCACCAACACAGACAAAAGGTTCTAATGGAAGCAACTCAGTATTTTCAACAATTACATCATCAGGCGGTGGCGGCGGTGGTCACGGTGTACCACCTAACGCACCAGATACAAGATTAAACGGCTTAACGGGTGGATCAGGCGGCGGCGGTGGTGGTACGGACACAGGTTATGGTGGTACTGGTGCTGCTGGTAACTCAGGTTCATACAGCCCCGTTGAAGGCTACGCGGGCGGTAATGGTAACAATGGTGCTAATGGCGGCGGCGGCGGTGGTTCGTCCGCTGTAGGTGCTAATGGTGTTGAGCCAAGCGGCGGAGTTGGCGGTAACGGCGGTAACGGCGGTGCTGGTACATCTAACTCAATTACAGGAAGCGCAGTAACTTATGCTGGCGGTGGTGGTGCAGGAGCTAACGCAACGGCTGGCACGGGTACAGGCGGCGGTGGTAACGGCGGCGCTGGAAATCCTGCATCGACAGCAACTTCAGGAACAGCTAACACAGGCGGCGGCGGTGGTGGTGCTG